GAGATGGCACTCAAGCTGACGAAAGAAATAACAGTGCCATTGTATGGCGTGCAAGTCGTCATTTGCTCTACGGCAGATGCAGCTGATAAGAAGTTCGGGAAAGGTTTTCTTTATCGAAACTACACCGCGCAAGTATCAGTGGTCACTTGTCCAAAGTATCAAATAGACATGGTAGCCATCTGCTTCTCAAGTCCTGATAGCTACAACGCAGAATGCCTGACCCATGAGTGCGTACACGCAGCATGGAGAATACTTGAACTCGTTGGCATCACCGTATCAGTAGATAACCAAGAGCCTCTCGCCTATCTGGCAGGCTGGCTATCTCGCCAAGTGAACAACTTCATGATGAGCCACGTCGAACAGCAGAAAAAATCGGGGGATGAAGATGGCAGCTAAAAACAAAGGCGGTCGCCCCTCTGATTACACGCCTGAGCTAGCAGAGAGAATCTGCAACTTTCTTATGGAAGGCGAAAGTCTCAGGGCGATATGTAAACGTGATGATGTTCCTCACATTGCAACGGTGCTTGCATGGCTTCATAGACACGAAGAGTTCCACGAACAATACGTGCGCGCGCGGGAGATTCAAGCCGAAGTTATGGCTGAAGACATCATCATGTATGCCGACTCTGCGACTGAAGAAGCATCAGCAGTTGCTAAGGCTCGCCTGCAGGTAGACGCACGGAAATGGTACGCATCGAAGGTCGCAACGCGCCGTTATGGTGATCGCGTTCAGCATGACCAGCGCATCACGATTACCGACATGACCGATGACGAATTGCAGCGAAAGATTATGGAGCTAACCCATGCAGAATCTCAGTCGGGAGCAGAAGATTGAGTTGCTAAGGTTGCTTGAAGAGAAGAATCGCCGCAAGACTGTTTACCGCTACCGAACCTATTACGACACGCGTTATTCCTGGCAGAAGAAATTCATCGCCGCCACCGCCGAATACTCACAGTGCGCATTAATCGCTGCCAACCGAGTAGGAAAGACTGATACCGCAACCTACATCGACGCCATTCACCTGCTAGGCGAGTATCCAGCAGACTGGAAGGGTCATCGCTTCGACCATGCCCCGCTGATGTGGTGTCTTGGTTACTCCGGTGAGAAGTGCCGTGACCTCCTTCAGGCAGCCATCATAGGCAAGAAGGTTAACGGTGAGTTTGTTGGTGGTTTGATACCTGCGGAGCGCATCGTGTCCACTGAGCCAATGACAGGCACACCGAACGCCATTCGTTCAGCGTACGTGAAGCACAGCAGCGGAGAGTTAAGCAAGGTTCAGTTCTGGTCATACACTCAGGGGCAACACGCACTGATGGGTGATGACATCGACTGGTTTCATATCGATGAAGAGCCAGAAGACCAGACGATTTATCCGCAGGTTCTGACACGTACCGCAACAGGCGACCGGGGCAATGGCGGCAGAGGGATTCTTACCTTCACCCCGGAGAACGGACGCACTGAGTTAGTCATAAAGCTTCTTGATGATCCGGCCGCATCTCAGTTCTGCATGAACGTCGGTTGGGATGATGCGCCTCACCTCACTGAAGAAACCAAGAAGAACCTTCTCGAATCCTATCCATCTCATCAGCGCGACATGCGAACAAAGGGTATTCCAATGCTGGGACAAGGCCGCATATTCGATTTCAGCGAAGATGTGATCACCTGCGACCCGTTCCCGATACCGAAGCATTACATGGTCATCGACGGCATGGACTTTGGGTGGGATCACCCACAGAGCCGAGTTCAATTAGCCATCGACTTAGACAGCGAAACCTTCTACGTAACCAAAGCATGGAAGGCCAGCAAGACATCACCAGCGGAAGCATGGGGTGCCACTAAGTCATGGGCTAACAAGGTGCCAACCGCATGGCCTCAGGATGGGCTTCAGACAGAGAAGGGGAGTGGCCTGCAGCAGAGAGAGTATTACCACGCAGCAGGGTTCCAGATGCTACCAGATGCCGCTCAGTGGCCTGATGGCTCACGTTCAGTTGAACCCGGCCTGTTTGAGTTGCATGACCTGATGAGTACCGGGCGCTTCAAGGTCTTCAGTGGTCTGCGTGACTGGTTCGAAGAATTCAATTTCTACCACCGAGACGATCGCGGTCGCATTGTTAAAACCCGCGATGACCTGCTCGATGCAACACGCTATGCCTACATGATGCGACGCTTTGCCAAACGTTATGGCGACATTGGAAACATCAAAGAGAAAAAGACACCGGCTCCAATAAGGCCAATCCAACGTTCCACGAGGTAGATGATGGCTGACGACAATGACAAGCTACAGGCAATCCTGACGCAATTTGACCGGGATTGGATGTCGAGCGATGAAGCCAGAACCGAAGCGACCAACGACCTGTTCTTTAGTCGGATATCGCAGTGGGATGACTGGTTAAACCAATACACAACCCTTCAGTATCGCGGCCAGTTCGATGTAGTTCGCCCGGTAGTTCGTAAGCTCGTTGCAGAGATGCGACAGAACCCGATTGATGTTCTCTACCGACCTAAAGACGGCGCAGACCCAGACTCAGCAGATACGCTGATGGGCATGTACCGCACTGACATGCGTCATAACTCTGCCAAGATTGCTGTAAACATCGCAGTGCGTGAACAGATTGAGGCTGGGTACGGCGCATGGCGTCTGGTTACTGAACATGAAGATCAAGACCCGACCAGTAATAACCAGGTGATCCGCCGCGTTCCGATTCATGAGGCTGCCTCCCATGTCATCTGGGATAGCAACAGCAAGCAGATGGACAAGAGCGACGCTAAACACGTCACTGTGATTCAGCCGCTTAGCCTCTCTGGTTGGGAGGACTTTGCAGCGGAGTATGGCTTTGATGCTGACAACCTTCCTGACTTTCAGAGCCCGGATAGCAACTGGTTATTCCCTTGGCTGAACAAAGACGTGGTCTACGTCGGCGAATATTACGAGGTTGAAGAGAAGAAAGAGACGGTCTTCATCTACCAAGACCAGATTGGTGGTGAGCCAGTCAGTTACTTCAAGCGTGACATCGCTGATGTAATTGATGAACTGGCAGAGTCTGGCATGGTGAAGGTTGGGGAGCGCAAGGTTAAGCGCTGCCGCGTCTACAAGACAATCCTGACCTGTTCGACAATCCTCAAATCACGAGAGCTGATTGCCGGTGAGCACCTACCTATCGTGCCAGCATACGGCGAGTGGGGCTTTGCTGGGGACAAAGAGGTTTACGAAGGTGTTGTGCGCCTGACTAAAGACGGCCAGAGACTGCGCAACATGATCATGAGCTTCAACGCTGACATCGTTGCCCGCAACCCGCTCAAGAAACCATTCTTCTACCCGGAGCAGATCGCCGGTTATGAGCACATGTATGGAGGTGACGACGCTTACCCTTACTACTTGCTCAATCGCACCGATGAAAATAATGGAGACCTGCCGCCTGCACCAATTGCTTACATGGAAAACCCTGAGGTTCCCCAGGCTAACGCCTACATGCTTGAAGCAGCGACCAGTGCAGTGAAAGAAGTGTCACAGCTTGGCGTTGATTCTGACGCGGCGAATGGGCAGGTGGCTTTCGATACAGTTAATCAGTTGAACATGCGCGCCGACCTATCGACGTATGTGTTTCAGGACAACTTGGCAACAGCAATGCGTCGTGACGGCCAGATATACGCATCAATGGTCAACGACATCTACGACGTACCTCGCAACGTCATCATCACGCTTCCTGACGGTACCGATAAAGATGTGGAAATCATGTCTCAGGTCATCGACTACCAGACAGGTGAATCAGTTGTGCTGAACGATGTGCGTGGTCGATATGAAACGTACACAGATGTTGGTCCATCCTTCCAGTCGATGAAAAGCCAGAACCGCGCAGAGATTCTTGAGCTGCTCGGCAAGGTTCCTCAGGGAACCCCTGAATACCAGATGCTCATGCTTCAATACTTCACCCTGCTTGATGGCAAGGGCGTTGAACTCATGCGTGAGTACGCTAATAAGCAACTGGTCACGATGGGGCTCAAGAAACCTGAAACTCCTGAAGAGATTCAGATGGTTCAGGAAGCTCAGCAACAAGGCCAAGAGCCGAGCCCGGAAATGGTTCAGGCACAGGGAGTCCTGATGCAAGGTCAGGCGGAGATGCAGAAAGCTCAGAATGAACAAGCCAGAATTCAGGTTGAAGCATTCAAAGCTCAGACAGATGCGCAGGTATCAGCCGCTAAGGTGGTGGAAATTCTCGCCTCAGCAGATAGCACCAAGAAACAGGATGTCATTGCCGCGCTTAAGTTGCTCGGTCAATTCCAGAATCAGCAGGGTGACGCAGCCCGCGCTGATGCTGAGCTTGTCCTTAAAGGGCAAGAACAGATTCATTCAAAACGCATGGACTTAACCAATCTCATGCAGCAAGTCAATCAACCCTCCGGCGGAGTAGCTGAGATTCCTCAATAAGAGAGAGCTAAACATGTTTCCAGAAACCAACGAAATTCAGGACACTGAAGAACAATCCCTGCCCGTTAATCAGCAGGCGGCACCTGCTATTAATCAGCCAGATGTTAATGCCAACAATGGCGAAGGTCAGGAAGATGGCTTCGATATTGTCCTGAGTGACGATGAGAGCAAAGAACGACAAGACCCGGCAACGAACAAGAAATTCGCCGCACAACGTCTGGAACGCAAGCGTCAGCGAGAGCTTGAGCAACAGATGGAAGCAGTGAAGCGTGGTGAGTTGCCGGATAATCTTCGGGTTACTCCTGACTTACCAAAGCAACCTGATGTGAATGACTTCATGTCAGATGATGCTCTGGCTAAGTACGACTATGACCAATCAAAAGCGCTGGCTGCATTCAACGCAGCTAACAGCGATTGGCAACTGAAGGCGATGGACGCTCGCAGTAATGGCGTAGCCGAACAGGGTCGCAAGATTCAGGAGTACACCCAGCAATCAACGCAGTACGCCGATGCAGCCCGCAAGCACTATGACGCAGCGGAAAAACTCAACATCCCTGACTATCAGGTCAAAGAAGACGCGTTCATGAGTCTGGTTCCACCACAGGTTGGTGCAGACATCATGTCGCTATTCCCTGAGAAGTCCGCCGCGCTCATTTATCACCTGGGAGCAAACCCAGAGAAAATTCGTCAACTCCTGACGATGAGCGGGCAGCAAGCGCTGATTGAACTCACTCGGTTATCAGAACGTTTAACTCTCAAACCTCGCGGTAAACAACTCTCCGCAGCACCCGCCGTAGATGAGCCCATTCAGGGCTCTGTCACGGCTGCAAACGTCGCGTCTCTCCAGAAGAAAATGGAAGAAGCGGCAAGCAAGGGTGACACAGAGACTTACCGCAAGATTAAAAATCAGCTTAAAGGAATCAAATAATGGCTCTTAATGAAGGTCAAGTAATCACGTACATGGTCGATGAAATCATCGAAACCGTGGAAAACCTCACGCCGATGGCTCAGCGTGTCGGCAAATACACCCCACCAGCAAACGACATGCAGCGCTCACAGAACACCGTGTGGATGCCACTGGAGCAGGAAGCACCGACTCAACAGGGTTGGGATTTGACAGGTCAGGCAACCGGCATTCTTGAGCTGTCTGTTAAGTGCAACATGGGCGTTCCTGACAACGACTTCTTCCAGCTTCGTGCTGATGACCTGCGTGACGAGCGCTCACTCCGCCGTCGTATTCAGGCTTCAGGTAAGAAACTGGCGAACAACGTTGAAACTGCTATCGCCAAGCAGGCTGTTGAAATGGGTTCACTGGTAGTCACCAGCCCTAACGCAATCGGCACGACCACTACCGGCTGGGATTTCATCTCCGAGGCTGAAGCGTTGATGTTCTCGCGTGAACTGAATCGCGACTCTGGCTTGTCTTACTTCTTCAACCCTACCGACTACCGCGGCGCGGGTCAGGATTTGGCGGGCAAGGACTTCTACGGCAAGATTCAGGACGACGCTTATAAGTCAGGCACAATTCAGCGTCAGGTCGCTGGCTTTGATGACGTGTTGCGCTCGCCGAAGATGCCAACGTTGGCAGCTTCCACTGCAACTGGGCTGACCGTGTCAGGCGCACAGAAGTTCAAGCCTCAGTCTTGGGTAGCTGATACTGATGGTAACCGTGAGAACGTGGACAACCGCACAGCTGTAGTAACTCTGAGCTCTGGAACAGGCCTGAAGCGTGGCGACAAGATTTCATTCACCGGCGTTAAGTTCCTGTCTCAGATGGCTAAGAACGTGCTGACTCAAGATGCGACCTTCTCGGTTGTAGCTGTCAACGGTGCGCAGGTCACTATCACTCCGAAACCCGTTGCTCTTGACGACGCCGCGCTGCTTCCAGAAGAACGCGCTTACGCCAACGTCAATACCTCACTGGCTAACTCAATGGCCGTGAACATCCTGAACAAAGCAACCGTGCAATCGAACGTGTTCTGGGCTGATGACTCAATCCGTCTCGTGTCGCAGCCGATCCCAATCAACCACGAACTGTTCTCCGGCATGAAAACCCAGAGCTTCGCAATTCCAGGCGCTGGCCTGAACGGCGTCGTTGCATATCAGGGTGACATCAACACGCTGACTGGCAAATGCCGTATCGCTCTGTGGTACGCACCTACCGCTGTGCGTCCCGAAGCAATCGGCGTTGGTCTGGCTAAGCAGGTTTAACAATCATCAGTAATCAATAGGGGCGAGAGCCCCTTTCTTTTTTGGAGAAGAACATGACACAGATGATTTATAAGCACGGTTCCAACAAAGTTTGGAAGGGCGTGGCATACGACTGGGAAATTATCCAGGAAGATGAATTGCAGGAATATCTCGATGCTGGATGGTTTGCACATCCAGATGATTTGTTGGAATCTCCTGCAGAGCCAGAGCCAGAGCCAGAGCCAGAGCCAGAGCCAGAGCCAGAGCCAGAGCCAGAGCCAGAGCAGAAAAAGAAACCGGGTCCGAAGCCGCAAAAGGCAAAAACCAATGAATCTGAAAACGAAGGGTGATTTGGTCAATGCGGCCTTACGTAAACTCGGCATTGCCTCAAACGCAACGCTGACTGACGTAGAGCCGCAATCAACAGAGGACGCAGTAAACGACCTCGAATCGATGATGGCTGAGTGGTACGAAGACGGTAACGGTATTGATGTCGGGTATCTATTTTCTGCTGATGATGTAGCTCCTGACCCCGGCGATGAACACGGCCTGTCGATAGGTCACATTAGCGCCGTGTTTTACAACCTCGCTACAAGAATCTCACCTGACTACGCCGTTGAAGCGTCTGGGAAAGTGGTCGCTGCAGCTCGTTACGGGAAGGAATTGCTGGTTAAATCTTCTGCCGCGTTTAAGGCGAAGAAAGCCAAGGCGAAAGCTGGATACCCTAACCGCATGCCAGTCGGCTCCGGAAACAGGCTGCTCACACTGAACGGGCATAACTATTTCCATCACGGGGATGAAGACAATGCCGACGACACAACTCCCGCTGAGTAAAGGCCTCGGCAAAGACTACCGCAATGCTGACTATGTCGACCTGCTGCCGGTGAACATGCTGGCAACGCCGAAAGAAGTGCTCAACGCATCTGGTTATCTTCGTTCTTATCCTGGCATCCAGAAACAGTATGACGTTTCCGGTGTATCACGCGGCGCTGATTTCAACACTGCACAAAACGCTGTGTATCGCGTTCTGGGGGGTAAGCTCTACAAGGCTAACTCTCAGGTGGGTGACGTTCCTGGCAGCGGCAGGGTGAGCATGGCGTGCAGCTATACAAGCCAAGCCGTGGCAGCATCCGGTGCAATGACACTTTATCGCTACGATGGCACGGTGAAGACGCTGGCTAACTGGCCTGAGCAGATCATCACTCAGGAAGGCTACACGCGCACCGTCAAAGAGTGGTCGCATGTTACCGGCAATACTGACTTCATCTCGTTTGTCGCAGCGGATTTGGACGGCAGCATCACGCTGACTATCACGCCAAAGACAGCCAGCGGCGTTCTTGGGGCACCATTCATAATTGCAGAGGTTCAGTGGGGGCTTCAGCTGTCACAGGCCAAGCCAGCCACTGATACGCCATACATTACCGCGCTGATTGTTAAAGGCAGCAAGGCAAAAGGCAGCAAGATAACCATCGAGTACACGTTCAACCCAAACCTGCCAACCGGCGCGACGGATGCCGACAAGGTAGACATCAGCCTTTTCAAAGCGGTGCAGGTTGTGCCAGAAGTCGCGGTAGATTATGCGCAGTATGATATCGGCGTGGTTCGCGACATCTGCCGGGCACGTGGCCGGTACGTTTGGGTAAAAGATGGCACTGATACGTTCGGCATTACCGACCTATCTGATGAATCACACCCAGACCAGTACAGCCCGTTCTATCGAGCAGAGTCTCAGCCTGACGGGATTCAGGCCGTGGATGTATGGCGTGACTTTGTGGTGTGCTTCGGCACCTCGACTATTGAGTATTTCTCCCTGACCGGTGCAACATCTGTCGGCGCGGCATTGTACGTTGCTCAGCCGTCACTGATGGTCAGCAAAGGGATTGCCGGGACATACTGCAAAACAGCCTTCGCTGATACGTTCGCTTTCATTTCTCACCAAGCTACCGGCGCACCATCAATCTACGTAATCAGCCAAGGCCAAGTATCAGGCATTGCGACTGCTACGATAGAGAAGATTCTGCGCGGATACTTGGCATCTGAGTTGGCGACCGCGGTAATGGAAAGCACCCGGTTCGACTCTCACGAGTTGCTCATCATCCACCTGCCAAATCACGTGCTTTGCTATGATGCAGCCGCCGCGCAGAACGGTGCTCAATGGGCAATCCTGAAAACCGGCCTGGGTGATGATGTCTATCGAGGCATCGACTTCATGTATGAGGGTAATCAGATAACCGTGGCCGACAAAGGCCAGTCAGTAACCGGCTATCTGAAGTTCGATATCTCTTCTCAGTACGATGCTCAGCAAGAGCACCTGCTCTACACGCCGATGTTCAAGGCCAATAACGGAAGGGTGTTTGACTTCGAACTCGAATCCTCCACCGGAGTGTCTCAGTTTGCTGAGCGCCTGTTTATCTCTGCTACAGCTGATGGCATCAACTACGGAAGAGAGCAGATGATTAGCGCTAACGCTCCATTCGCTTACGACAAGCGAGTCTTGTGGAGGCGCATCGGCCGCATCAGAAAGAATATTGGCTTCAAGGTGCGCATCATCACCAGTTCTCCGGTGACGCTGTCTGACTGCTCTGTGAGGGTTGAATAATGGCAAATCCTGACCTCAATGAACCGGTGGTTGTTCAGGCGACGCGAATTGACGCTACGTTACTCCCCGCTGGATTCTCACAGCCTTATCAGTTGTACGTCATTCAGCAAGGCACTGACTTTGGTGCGGTCACTAATAAGGCCAATGAGGCTGGCAGCGGCGCATACGATGCTCAGGTGAAGAACGAAGAGCAGGATGAGGTTCTGGCAGATCACGAAGAGAGGCTCGACACCGCCGAAGCAACGCTAATCAACCACGAGCAGCGCATCACAGCGGCAGAGGCGACGCTCGTTGATCACGAAGAGAGAATCACCGCTGCAGAAGCTGAATTGGTTGAACACGAGGACAGAATCACCACATTAGAGGGCGAAGTTGACACGCTTCAAACTGATGTGGCCGCTCAAGGTGTGCGCCTTACAGCAGCTGAAGGTGATATCGACACGCTTCAAACCAACTCAATATCCAGTGCAGTCAGCACCGACCAAAATGTGCAGGCTGCCGGTGGTTCATTCCTTATTGGTTCAGTCGGCACACCAACAACAGACAAGTTGCAGGTAACTGGCTCATCTAACGTCAGCGTCTCCTATAAGGTGGCCGGGTTGCAGGTGGTAGGCGCTCGTCAAACTGGCTGGACTGCTGCCACTGGCACCGCCTTGCTCGGCGCATTCAATGCCAACCAAGCATATACGGTTAGCGCATCCTATACGCAAACCGAGATTCAAGCCCTGGCTACCGGACTAGTTCAGGTGAGGCAAAGAAACAAAGCTCTCGAAGACTTACTGAGAACTCACGGCCTCATGAACTAAGGATACCCATGCTCACACAAATTGATGCTCTCACCGGGCAGGAATTAATGCGCCTATGGGGATTGGAGTCATGGGAAGACCCCGGAGCTGAATACGCTCTTTTCGATGGGTGTTGTGTGTTCGCGCTCGTTGAACAGGGGGATTTTGTGGATATGCACATGGCAATGGGTAAGAAGGCCAGAGCAAAGTGCCGGGCAGCCGTTTGCGAGTTGTTTAACATCATTGGACACAGAGAAATAAGAGCTCCGATCATCCCATCCAGAAAGCACGTGTGCAACTTGGC